GTGTTGGTTTTGTAAAGATGGATATTGAAGGATTTGAGAATGAGGTTGTCTTTGAAGAATCATTTGAAGAGGCACTGACTAAGATCGATGGACTTTACGTTGAGGTGCATGATTTTGAGGAACGTGGTAAAATGAATGAGAACTTCGCTAAGATTTCTGATAAACTCAAAGGTCTTGGTCGAACAATTGAAAAACTTCAATCGGATTGTATGTTGGTTTATTGATGAAAAAACTTTATCGAAGACTCCTTGATATTTGTTATGAGAATAAACTTCACCATCTTGGTAGTTATTTCTCGTGCATTCATATAATTGATGATATCTACAGGAATAAGAACAAGGATGACATCTTCATTCTGTCAAACGGACACGCTGTAGTTGCTCTGTATGTCGTTCTTGAAAAGTATCATGGACTAGATGCTCAAGAACTACTTGAGAAGTATGGAGAGCATCCTAAGCGTAGTGAGAAAGACTTTTTGCACTGCTCCACTGGAAGTTTAGGCATGGGTATTTGTGTGGCAGTAGGAAGAGCAGTTGGTAATCCAGACAGACATGTGCATGTAATGATTTCTGACGGTGAAAGTAATGAAGGATCTGTTTGGGAGGCACTGCGATATATCAATGATAGTGGTATTACAAACATTACAGTTCATGTGAATGCTAACGGATGGGCTGCTTATGATCCAGTCAATATAATGTTGCTAGAACATCGTATGAGAGCATTCTGTCCTGGTTCTCTTAAGTTTCATAGGACAACTGTCGAGCACTTTGGTCTGGAGGGATTACATGCCCACTATACCAACTTTACTGAAGAACAGTATAAGGAGGCGATTGCATTATTATGAGACGTAGATTTCAAGAACTCCTTACTGAGGAGATGAAAAAGAACGAAGACATATTTTTATTAGTTGGTGATGTTGGATATAAGGTATTTGATCATCTAAGAGAAGAGTTTCCTAGACGAGTTATCAATCCCGGAGCAGCAGAACAACTAATGATTGGTATGGGTGTTGGTCTTGCTATGGAAGGTAAGATCCCCGTCTGCTATTCAATCACTCCATTTGTTCTTTATAGACCTTTTGAGTTTGTTCGCAACTATTTGCATCATGAGCAGATTCCTGTTAAACTAGTTGGGAGTGGTCGTGATGATGACTACGGACCTTGTGGATTCTCTCACTATGCTTGTGAGGATACAAAGGTATTAGAGGCACTTCCTGGTATTGAGGTATTCAGACCCGAGACAAAAGAGGAAGTTAATATTCAAAAGTTTTTATACTCTGGAAAACCATCTTACATTAATCTGAGACGATGAAAATTTTATTCACAGGAAATCGTGGCAATCTAGCAAAAGAACTTATCCCTTTGTTAGAGGAGGATCACTCTGTACAGTATTATGATATTGATTATTCAAATTTCGATATAGTCAATTCTTTCTTCCGCAACCGGGAGATTGACTTCATCATTCATGCTGCGATTCGTGGTGGTCGTCGTGTTCGAGCAGATATTGCCGATGACTTCTACAATAATATGATGATGTTTGAGAATCTAGCATCTCAGCGGATCCCTATGATTAACATCTGTAGTGGTGCTGCTTATGGTCGTCAGGATGATATCTTCAAAGTCAATGAAAAGGATTTTGGAGAAACAATCCCCACTGATTATTATGGACTATCAAAATATCTTATTACACATCGAACTCGCCAGTTTAATCATGTGTATAACATGAGATTTTTCAATGTCTTTGGTGCTTGTGCTCCGAAAGATATGTTTACCACAGCAAATATTATTAATTATATTAATAAGAGAGAGATTGTGGTATTCAAAGATAAGTTTATGGACTTCTTCGGTGTTAATGACGCTTGGAAAGTGATTGATTTTTATCTGAAGAGTGACCGTTCTGAATTACCTAAAGAACTCAATTTGGTATATCCAGAGACCCGACGACTTATGGAAGTTGCTGATATGATTAATGAGTTGTCTGATCACAAAGTTCCTGTAGATGTCCTGGAACCAGGAATGGATAGAGCATACTGTGCTAGTGGTGCAGAACTTTATAGACTTGGATTGGAACTTGATGGACTACAAAAATCATTAGAATATGTATACACAAGTCTTCGTTAATGGAACATTTGATGTCCTACATCCAGGACATGTAAAATTGTTGAACTACGCCAAGTCTCTGGGTCAGTGTTTAACTGTAGGTATAGATAGTGATAGGAGAGTAGCAGAAAAGAAAGGACCCTCTAGACCTGTTTACAGTGTAAAGGACAGAGCATTTATGCTCCAGAATCTTATGGCTGTCGATTACGTTGTAGTATTTGATAGTGATGAAGAATTGGAGGGTTGTTTAAAAATGATAAAACCTGATATAATGGTAGTAGGATCTGACTGGAAAGGTAAGTCAGTTATTGGTTCTATGTACGCTGCTGAACTGAGGTTCTTTGATAGAATAGAAGAGTATGCAACAACAAAAACAATTCAAAGTATTATTAATCGGAGATAGCTGTACCGATGAATATGTCTATGGGGTATGTGAGAGATTAAATCCAGAGGCACCTGTCCCCATTTTAAGAGAGACCAGGGTGGAAACTCAGAGAGGAATGGCATGGAATGTAAAAGAGAATCTCATGTCATTTGGCATAGATGTTTATGTTCTTACTCAGGAAGAGAAGATAGTCAAACGTAGATACATCGATGAAAGATACAATCAGCAAATTCTCCGTGTTGATATTGAACAAGAATCAAAACCCTTGGGATATGATTTACCTCAAGATTACTTTGATGCTCTTGTTATTTCTGACTACGATAAGGGATTTATTACTAGTTCGAGAATGTTTGATCTAGCAGAAAAGTTTGATGGACCTGTGTTCATTGACAGTAAGAAGAAGTATCTACCGGTCGAACATGCTTTTGTAAAAATAAATGAGGAAGAGTATAGTAAATTATCTTACAAGTCAGAAAATTTGATAGTTACTAGGGGTTCAAAAGGAGCAGACTATCAAGGAAAGAATTACCCAGCGGTTGGTGTGAGTGTCTTTGATGTTTGTGGTGCAGGTGATACATTTTTATCTGCTTTGGTTTACTTTTACCTTTTTTATGGTAAAATAGATAAAGCAATACCATATGCAAATAAGGCAGCTGCTATTGCTGTCTCACATTTTGGAACTTACGTTTTATCCAAGGAGGACGTTCATGAGATATGTGATTGATATTGATGGAACTATCTGTTACCCTGGAACGGGTGAGGGTAGATACACCGATGCAACACCTATTCCAGAAAGAATCCGTATGATCAACGACCTATATACTCAAGGTCATGAGATAATCTATCACACCGCTAGAGGTATGGGTACTTTTGAGAATGACCGACAAAAGGCAAATGACATGTATTACAAGTTCACTGCTGAGCAGTTGGTGAGGTGGGGTTGTATGTTCACTGATCTTTTCTTAGGAAAACCGGCAGGTGATTTTTACATTGATGATAAAGGAATGGATTTAAATGACTTCTTCTCCAAAAGATCCTATTAAACTTGTCCCCAAAGGATGGGGATATGAAAAATGGATCGTAAACTCACCACTATACTGCGGTAAAATCCTCTGGTTTTGTAAAGACAAAAAGTGTTCTTGGCATTACCATAAGAAAAAGGATGAGGTTTTCTATATTAGAAGCGGAAGACTTGCGGTATACTGGAGTTGGCATGATGAGTTTGAATTTGCTAACTTGATAGAACTTGGACCCGGTGATAAGTTTCATGTCCCACCTGGAATGAGACACAGAATGTTGGCATCAGAGGACACAGAGATGTTTGAATTTTCAACTGAGCACTTTGAAGATGATAGTATTCGTATTATAAGAGGAGATTGATGAGAGTTGCTATTTTAGGATCTGCTGGTCAGATTGGTGCATATCTAGAAGAATATCTTCTAAGCAAGGGGCACGACGTTATTGGTGTTGATATCGTTGATGGACCTCAAAATGATCTTCGAGTGACACCAAACACTTATGTTGAGGGAGTTATTAAGAATGCAGATTTTGTATTCTTCCTTTCCTTTGATGTTGGTGGTTCTCGTTACCTGAAGAAGTATCAGCATACATTTGAGTTCATTAATAACAACACTCGTATGATGGCAAATACATTTGCCCTGCTTGAAAAGTATCATAAGCGGTTTATATTTGCATCATCTCAAATGAGTAACATGTCATATTCACCTTATGGTGTGATGAAGCGTGTTGGTGAACTTCATACCACTGCACTCAAGGGTCTGACTGTAAAGTTCTGGAATGTCTATGGCATTGAGAAGGATATGGAAAAGGCACATGTAATCACTGACTTTATTAAAAAGGGATTCGAAGAGGGTGACTTTGAGATGCTGACTGATGGAACAGAAGAACGTCAGTTTCTCTATGCTGAAGATTGCTGTGAAGCACTTGAGACTATCATGCAGTGCTATACGCAATTTAAACCAGAAGACCCTCTACATATTACATCTTTCCATGCAACATCTATTAAAGAAGTTGCTGAAATTATTATGGGTCAGTTCAATTTAATTGGTAAATCGATTAAAATTACTCCTGGTCTTGCTAAGGATAGTGTGCAGATGGATAAGAGGAACGAAGCGAACAATTATATTATGGACTGGTGGTTGCCCATGACTAATATGCAGGACGGCATTAAAGCAGTCTTTGATGAAATGAAAAAGGAGTATGGTTACTGATGCTATCATTTAATAAACTTGGTAAGTCTGGTCGTCTTGGTAATCAGATGTTTCAATATGCAGCACTCAGAGGTATTGCTGCCAATCGTGGATTTGATTGGGTGATTCCACCACCAGGTACATCTGGTGTTGATGAGTTTGGATGTGAGAACAACTATTGTATGTTCGATACATTCAAGATGACTGGTGCTACTGAGGAGCATCATGGTATTCCTGACAATAATCGCTGGGCTGTATGGAAGGAGTTTCACTTTCATGAGCAACTCTTCAATGAATGTCCCGATGATGTGAATCTTGATGGATACTTCCAGACTGAAAAGTATTTCAAGAACGTAGAGAAAGAGATACGTGAGGACTTTCAGTTCCAAGATGAAATCTATGAACCATGTAAGGACATGATTGATAGTATTGATTCTGAACAGAAGATCTTCTTACACATTCGTCGTGGTGACCCAAAACTCCCTTGGGCATATGTCAACCTAGAAGCAGCACACCCAGTTCAGACATGGGATTACTACGAGAGGGCACTCTCAAAGTTCCCGGAGGATGTTCCTGTAGTTGTATTCTCTGATGTTATTGAGTGGTGTCAGGAGCAGGAGTTCTTCCAACCAGATAGATTCATCCTTTCAGAGACCACAGACGAGATGTATGACGGTCAGAGAGTGCCTTGGACGGACCTGTGTTTGATGTCTCTATGTACGGATGCTATCATTGCTAACAGTTCATTCTCTTGGTGGGGTGCATGGTTGATTGATAATCCAGATAAGACTGTTGTTGCTCCAAAGAAATGGTTTGGACCACAATATGATCACTATAAGATGGATGATTTGATTCCAAAGGAGTGGTTATGGATCTAACATTTCTTGTTCCAACACGAATAGAAACAGAGGATAGACTGAGGAACATTATATCTTCGGTCTCTTATCTTTTATACCACACAAATGCAAAAGTAATTGTCAAAGAAGTATCAAAGCATTCTACTTTCAAGTTCAGAGCCATACCTGAGATTAAAAAGTATGTTGGGACTAAGGTATTAAATCTGACTCATATCTTTGAGGAGTCTGATGAAGACTTGTTCTGTAAGAGTAAAGTTCTGAATGACCTGATAGTTGCTTCCGATACTAAGGTAGTAGCAAACTACGATGCTGATTGCATTCTTCCAAAGGAATCATATGAGAATGCCTATCAGTTGATAATGCAAGGAGAGGCAGATGTAGTATATCCGTATCAGTGTGGTATATATCAGTGGAGAGCAGAATATGATATGGATATCTTCAATGAGTTTGTTCAGACTCTGAACACTGAAACACTTGATAAGAAAAAGTCACTACATAACTCAACGATTGGGTGGTGTCAGTTCGTAGATCGACAGAGATATATTGATTCCTATATGATGAATGAGAACTTTATCTCATGGGGATGTGAAGATGATGAGTTCTATTACCGGATGAGTATACTTGGTAATAGGATTGTCAGATTGAATAGTTATGCCTATCATTTAGAACATGGTAGGACATATAACTCCTGGTTTAGTAATCCAAATTTTAACAATAACTATACTCTCTGGAACACTATCAAAACATTTGACAGGAATACACTGGTGGAGTATTATGAAAACCAGGACTACCTTAAACGACGTAGAGAACAACTGAAATGATAGGATTTAATGCCCTTGGGCGAATGGGTAGACTCGCCAACCAGATGTTTCAATATGCATCTCTGAAAGGGATTGCTAGAAATGTTGGGACAGACATATGTATACCTTATTATAAGGATGCAGTAGATGATGGTATTGGTAATATGCTCCGTACTGAGTTGTTTGACTCCTTTGATCTACCGGTCAAGGTAGCACTACTGAATAATGGACATGCTCCAACAGTTCAGGAGAGATTCTTTCACTTTGATGAGGAACTCTATGCGATGTGTCCTGACCATGTAAGTCTTCAGGGTTACTTTCAGACCGAGAAATACTTTAAGAAGATCGAAAATGAGATTCGTGAGGACTTTGTTTTTAAGAATGAAGTTCTTCAACCATGTCAAGAGATGATATGGCAGTTGGACTTTCCGATTGCTCTCCATGTTCGTCGTGGTGACTATGTTATCAATAGCGATAATCATCCTCCATGTTCTATAGAGTATTATAATGAGGCACTGAGCCACTTTGATGATGATCGTGAGGTGATTGTATTCTCCGATGATCCAGCATGGTGTCAGGAACAAGAACTGTTCTCTGATGATCGTTTCATGATTTCTGAGAATGACGACAATCGTGTTGATTTATGTCTGATGAGTTTGTGCTCTGACTTTATTATTGCTAACTCTACGTTCTCTTGGTGGGGTGCATGGTTGTCTGCGAATAAGAAGAAGAAAGTAATCGCACCTAAGCAATGGTTCGGAACCGGATACACAAAAGATCACAATACTAAAGATATTATTCCCGATGGATGGACACGAATTTAGTAAGATGGACAAGAATAAGTCCGCATATAAATTAAGAGGACTCCCTCATATCTATTGGTTAAATCTTGATGCCGATGAGGATAGACGCTTCTATATGGAGGAGCAGTTTAAGTATTGGGAGATAGAAAACCATACTCGTATCTCTGGGTATGATGGTAGAGATGATGATGTGTCTTCTCATCTTAAGGGAAGAATACCCGACAATGTAACTCAAAATGAGTTGGGATGTTGTATGACACATCTCAAAGCCATTAAGCATTTCTATGAAGAAACTGATGATGATTACTGCATGATTCTTGAGGATGATGTGGACTTCTCAACAGTTCGCCACTGGAACTTTACCTGGCAGGAGTTTATTGGTCTGGCACCATATGACTGGGACTGTCTTCAACTAACCACTATATGTACCGGTGATATTCATGTGAAGTTGCACTTGAAGTTTATCAATGACTTCTCTGCTGCTGTTTATCTTATTTCCCGACATCATGCTGCGAAGATGATGAGACATCATATTCGTGGAAACAAATATAAACTTGACAATGGTGTAAAACCCAGAGCAGTTTCGGAGGATACTATCCTTGAGACTGGTAGAACTTATACGATTCCATTGTTTCTGTATAATATGAACTTTGGATCTACTATTCATCAGGAACATATTACGGTATTTCATAAAGCACCACATGATGCTCTGTCAAATTACTGGCAACAACAAGGACCATCAGTTGACATTCGTGAGTGGATGAACTATGATCCTTTCCTAGGTAGAATTACTGAAAACTCAAACGCAAAGAGTGTAGAAAACCCATCAAATTAAAAATAATGGTATAATTCTGTTACTATAAATACTAATCCATAGACGACCTCCGCAAATATTTGAGTGAGTCTAATCGATCTGATCAATCGAGGAAACAGCAGAACCATGTCGAGGTTCTTTTCATCTGCGGGTAACCATTCCGCAAGTAAATAAACGAGGTAAACTAATGTTCAAATCCGTAATCGCAGCATCTGCTGCACTTCCCCTTTTCGCTGGCGCTGCCGTAGCAGGTCCCTATGTAAATCTGGAGGCCAATGCCGCATATCCTGACGGCGAGTACTCTGGGGCAACCACAGACCTCCATGTAGGATATGAGGGTGCTGCTGGTCGTGTGTCTTACTATGTCCAAGGTGGTCCTGCTTTCGTCCATAGCGAAGCTGCTGATGATACCGAGACTGAACTGTCCGGTAAGGTTGGTGTATCTTACGCCGCAACTGAGACTCTGGGTATCTATGGAGAGATTGCTGGTATGACTGCCGGTGAAGATGCTGATGGTGATGATATCGTTGATTGGGGAACTAAAGTCGGAGTAAAGTTTGACTTCTGATCCCAACGTTACGTAATGCTAACCTCCCTGTTATAGGGGGGTTTTTTTATGGTTAAATTTAAATTAACTGTAATTAAATAAGGAGGATTTAAAAACCCTTACCGTCACCTTAATGTCGGAATGGTAAAATTTCCACGTACACAATTTATCTGTACTAAGAACTATGGCAAAAAATTTAGTAACAATCGGAGAAACTACTGCCCTTATTCCTGAGGCAGGTTCTGCTGTACGGGAAGAATGGATTCTCGATGGTCAAAGCGGAAATACAAACTATCCTTATGCAGAATTCAAGGCACTCGCAACTGTGGGTGAGGTCGATTCTGTAACTGGTGAGGCACTCACTGGTTATCCAGATGGTAATGCTGCATGGCTTCATGATGACGACACGGTTCGTGTTGCTTATCAGTCAGAATCTTATGGTAGACTTGGGTGGTCTCCAAATCCAGAAACCTGGACGCAAGAATTAGAAACTGGTGCTACTTTCACTGGATCAAAAGTTCACTATATCGATTATGATCGTGAATCATTTGCTGACTTCATGGTAAGTGGTGAACCTGCAAGCGACATGGTAAAGGGAAGTGGTCTTCTCTTTAACCGCGCATTCAACATGTTCGGTGAAGAAGTAAAACCTAAGAACGATGATCCTTCTGATCTTGGAGCAAAGTGGGGTAACGAAACCCTTGCTTCTGGTCATGTTATGCCTTTCCTTAGACCTCTGACCGATGCAGATTACTACTTCCACTCTTTCTGTGGCGCTTGGTATGAGCCTGCTAACCGTCATGGCGAAGGTGTTGGTTTTGAAGATGACGTTTGGTTGACTGCTGAAGAGTGGGATATCGGTTTTGCTTTTGCTCCTGGTGCTGCTGGTGATGGTATTGCGAATGCGACCATGGGTCTTGCTCCTACCGTTACTGACATCAACAACGGCATTCTTTACACTGCGCCTGCTCTGGGTCAGACTGGTTATGAGAAGATGATGCCCATCAACCCTGAGGTCGAAGAGTTCCAAGTTATGGTCATGGCTGGTTATAACCACGGACAAGAACCTGCTCCTCTGAAAATCTTCGTTGGACGCAAGGGTTATGATGCTGAAGGTAATGAGATTACCGATGAGCACAGTGAGCGAGATCAGTTCCTGGGACGTAATGGTCTCCTCTATGGTAAACTGTACGGTCAGGCAATCTCTAACAAGACTGCTAGAAAATTAGATGTTGATCTCGATGCTAATGGTAATGGTGTTTATGATGATCACGCTATGGATGCGTATCTGACTAATGTTCATGCACCAGACAACTTCAAGGGTCGTTTCCTTCCCACCTCTTATCAGTGGGGTGGTTGGGATGAACCTACTGCTGTTCAGGATACTGAAATGTTCCTTTGGGAGCGTCCTGAAGAACAGCATGGTAAGTTTAAGTTCTTCAACGGTGACTCTAAGGCTGAGCACGTTGCTGGTGATCCCGGTGGTAGCGCATCATGGTTCCAGAACATGACCGATGAAGGTGCTCTGATGGGATTCAAGATTAAGAAGATTGGTAAGCAACTTCAGAGAACTCTGGATGATGGTGAAATGCTTCCTGATTTCCTGAAGTATAAGGCAGTTCGTACTGTTGCTGCTGTCGATGGTGCTCTGACTATCGAAACTGGTGGTGAGGGTCTTGCACACGTTGGATCTAAGAACCCTGATGGAACTCTTGATGCATCTACTCACGTTGAGAAGGGTGTTAGCAAGATGGTTGCTCCTGACGGACTTCACTGGTTCAAAGGTCCTGGTGGTAATGATGTCTTGGTTGTTGATGAGGATTCTGGTAATGATTATGGTGAGCGCAAGTATGCTCTTCCTATTGATAAGAAGACCTTGACTCTCCGTGATGAAGCAACTGGATATCATCTTGCTGTTGCTGGTGGTAAGCTCAACCCACGTCAACTTGCTGGTGCTGCTGCACTTCCTGGAACTTCCTGGGAAATTGATGGTGTCACTAACTATGGTCAGGGTGCTGAGTTCTCTGGTTCCTGGGATGTAACGGGTATCACTGCTCGTAAGGAAGATGGTTCCTTCTACACCAAGGAAGAACTTTCTGGCACTGGTCTCGATGCAATCCAGAATGCTATTCCCATTGAAGATCACCTGTATCAAGGTGTTGTTCAGTATCGTGGTGAGTCTGCTGGTCAGGTTGAAGAAGTTGGTGCTGATGCTGGTGGACAACTCTTCCAGTACACTATGTCTGATTTCTTCTGATACTTAAATGATGTGGAACCCCTAACTGGGGTTCCTTTTTTATGGTTAAATTTTAGTTAAACTGCTCTATATATCGCGGTTTGTCTAATAATTTTGGAGTTGATGACAAAATTATTGATCTTTGGTATACTATAAAAGTCTTATAAGACAACCCTGTAAATTTACAAAGGTACAAAAAAATGAAAAAAGCACTTGCACTTTCTGCTCTGGCAGTTTTGGGAGCCGCCTCAGTAGCACCTGCACTGGCTGGTCCTTATGTCACCACTAAGGTTGGCATCAAGGGTGAAGATAGCGAAATGGATAAGAACTATATTGAGACCCGTATTGGTTATGAGACCAAAGTTGGTAACCTCAAGCCTTATGTTGAACTCGGTCCAGCATGGGAAACCAAGAACGATGAAGACACTGCAACCTTCAAACAGATTGAAGTTGGGTCTAAAATCAAAATGACTGATAACCTGGGCGCTAAAGTCAAGGCTGAGTGGACTATGCCCGATGCTGATGATATTGTTGAGTGGAAGTACGAAGGTTCTCTGACTTACGAATTCTGATCATAAAGTAAACACAATGAGGAAATAAACAAATGAAAATCGCTGCACTTGCTCTGGGCGTATTTGCCCTCTCTGCCCCTGCTGCTCAAGCAGGTGCTCTCAATGCTGCGGGAGCATCATTCCCCGCTCCAATCTATCAGACATGGTTCAAAAACTATGCTGACAAGACTGGAAACCAAGTCAACTATCAGGCAGTAGGATCTGGTGCTGGTGTACGCCAGTACAAAGCAGGCACTACTGACTTTGGTGCTTCCGATAAGGCAGTTTCTGATAAGAAACTTTCTGGTATCTCCCGTCCTATGGTCCAAATCCCTATGACTGGTGGTGCAATCGCAGTTGCATACAACAAGCCTGGTTGTGATCTTAAGTTGACTCAAACAGAAGTCGCTCAGGTCTTCTATGGACGTATTAATAACTGGTCGCACTTCGGTTGTGGTGATACTCCTATCACTATTGCTGTTCGCTCTGATGGTTCGGGTACGACAGCTGGTTTCACTAATTCTCTCTCTGCCTTCTCAATTTATTGGGATGTTAGAGTCGGACGTGGTAAGTCTGTAAACTGGCCTGGTTCTAACACCGTTGCTGGTAAGGGCAACTCCGGTGTTGCTGGTATTATCAAGAATACTCCTGGTGCTATCGGTTATCTTAACTATGGTTACGTTGTTGGTGATCGTTTCCAACAGGCTGCTATCAAAAACAAAGCAGGTAACTATGTGAAAGCAAGTGGAGAAACCTCTGCTGCTGGTCTGTCCCAGATCAAACTGGACAGCAAACTGCGTGGAACCGACCCTAATCCCGCTGGTGCTAACGCATTCCCTATCGTTTCTCTGACCTGGATCCTTGCTGAACCTGGTCATAAGACTGATGCAGTCAAACCTGCTCTTCGTTACATGTTGAGTGAAGAAGCACAAGGTATTTCAGACTCTCTGGGTTATGTACCTCTCCCTGAGTCTCTTCGACAGAAGTCCCTTGCTGCTGTAGATTCCCTCTGATATAGGAGAAACATGTTAGATCTCATCAGACTACTGGCACTTCCAGTAGCAGTCGGTGGGGCATTGGTTGGGGCAGATGTTTCTGCCCTTTCTTCTGCTTTAGCATCCACCCCAGAATTCACTCAAGTCGGTCAGTATGGTGTCGGTGAAGATTCTGCCGCAGAAATCATAGCCTCCGATGGACAAGTCCTCGCGTACACAAACTCGGATAAGGGAACTATTGATTTTGTTAGTATTGCCGATCCCAGCAATCCTTCTGCTATCATTATCGTGGATGTTGGCGGTGAACCAACCAGCGTGGCGATACGCGACGGATATGCGATTGCGGCTGTTAACACCTCATCATCCTTCACGAATCCATCGGGTAAGGTGGTAGTGATTGACATGTGGGACTATAAAGTAGTAAAGGAGATTCCTCTTGCTGGTCAACCAGATGCTGTATCTACTAGTCCCAATGGTAAGTTTGCTGCTATTGCTATTGAAAATGAACGAGACGAAGACCTCAACGATGGACTGATCCCTCAGTATCCTGCAGGTAATGTTGCAATTGTGAATCTTAAAGGTGAGGTAACTTATGCGGATGTTCGTGGACTTGCTGGCATTGCTCCTAGCGATCCTGAACCTGAGTTTGTTGATATCAATGACAAGGGTGAAATTGTTGTTACTCTTCAAGAGAATAATCATATGGTTGTTCTTGATTCCCGTGGTAATGTTCTCTCCGATTTCACTGCTGGCACTGTAGATCTCTATGACATCGACGACACCAAAGATGGTTACTATATGCCTGTGGGCAGTCGCCAGGGTGTTCGTCGTGAGCCCGATGCTGTTGCTTGGATTGATGATAATCACTTCGTTACTGCAAACGAGGGTGATTACAAACTGAAGCGTCGTGGTGAGCACAAGCGTGGTGGTTCTAGAGGATTTACAATTTTCCATAAAGATGGTGCGATTGTATATGATTCCGGAAACACCTTTGAGAATACTCTTGCTGAGGCAGGTTACTGGAACGACAAACGTGCTGAGAAGAAAGGTGTAGAACCCGAATCCGTTGCAGTTGGAACTTACAATGGTAAGCGTATGCTATTCGTAGGTGCCGAGAGAGCAAATGCAGTTGGTGTTTATGATATTAGTAATCTTTCTTCCCCTGTTATGACACAGATTCTTCCTACAGGTAAAGCACCTGAAGGACTTTTGACTCTAGAGGAAGAAGGACTCTTTATCACTTCTAACGAGAAGGATCCGGTAAATAGTATTAGTATCTTTAAGTTCTAATGAAATTTACCCGCAAGCAATTGAGCAAATATATTTGCTCATCTATTGTTATTGCTCAATTGTTTGTTATAATGGGATTGATGACACGTAAGTCACAATTTACGTGTCTTCCACCTAATCCAATGTCAGGAGCTGTTTATTGTAGTGAAAGATAATAACTCATGTGATCCTAAATGGAAAAAATGGTGTATTGCCTGCTGCTCTTCCCAATTATGGTTGGTGCCAGCAGGACTTATTCTTGTGCTTATACTGATTGAGGGCATACATACTAGAGCACATTTGGACATGAAGATGGATGTCCATGGATATTGTAAAAAGAACGCTGAACATCAAGAAAACCTAGAGTTTGGAGACGAAGACTGGTGAAAAAGAAAGTTCAAAAGATGTTAGAATGGTTCTATGAGGACTCTGATCGTGGAGAGGAGAATATTACGGAGTTTAAAAACATTTATGATTTGGTAGAGAGACTTCAATATCGTCTCGAAGATTTAGAGAATGAGCATATGCAAATCCTTCGTAAATATGAAGGATTGGAAAGAAAACTTGATGAGTACAGGGCAAATTTATCTGATTGAGTATTAATAACTACAGGCATCCTATTGACAGGATGTCTTTTTTACTATATAATATGTAAAGATTTATAACGTTAAGTAAATGACTGTAACAACTAATGAGCGTGGTCAGCAAAATCTTTTTGCCAAGGAACCAAAAATGTATGTGTCGAAATCAGATGCTGAGCGTTATGGTTACGAGAGTTATGCAGAACGTGCAGAAAAACTGAATGGTCGCACTGCGATGATTGGTTTCTTCTTCGCTGTTTTCTCATATGCACTGACCGGTAATCTTTTCTTTGGTATGATCTGATGGAAACTTCCCTGACTGAACTTCTCACATATTATGTAATCGCAAGTGCTTTAATTATCGGAGCACCAGGAGTATTTTTCTATATTGTATTCATGCCTGCCCTTCAAAACACAAAGGGGAGAATGGTGGGATACAAGGATCACAAGACTTACGGAGACTCTACCATCTACGAACTAGATGGTAGAAAACCAACGAACGAAAACTTTTATTTAACTTTACAGGAGACAGGACAATGAACGAAAGAGCAGAACGTATTAATGGTTGGGCAGCAATGCTCGGAGTAGTAGCAGCAATGGGATCCTATGCTATTACAGGTCAACTCATCCCAGGTATTTGGTGATAGAGAACATGTTAGCTTTAGCATCTGGATTGTTATTTGCTTGGGTCGTCTGGGCAGTATCTCATGATGCTGATGATGACGATGACTTTGGTGGGGGGATGATGATTCCTGCCACGGCACCAAATAATTGACAAGAAAAACAGAATACTTTATAATAGGGGGGCATTATGCTCCCCTTTTATGTTTAAGTCATTTGTTGCACTTTCGGTGTTAGGACTTCTTGGAACGTCATGTGCTCCAAATGCTGTAACTACGGCTATTGCTTCCACAGAGTCCGCAGAGATGGTTTTATATTCATATGAGAAAACGTGGAACTGTCCTGAATGTACTCCAGAAGAAAAATATATTTTAAGTCAATTACAAAAAAATACAAATATTAGGGACCGTAATGCACTTGCAACGATTCTGGGTAACATTAAACAAGAGAGCAACTTCCGTGCCAATGTATGCGAAGGAGGCGCTAGAGTTCCTTATGACCGTTGCTATCGCGGTGGGTATGGAATCATCCAGTGGACTAGTCCGAAGCGTTATAATGGGTTAGGAATGTTTGCCAAAAAGTATGATTGTGATCCCAGTGAATTAACATGTCAGACTCGTTACATGATTAATGAGAATGTATTTCAAAAGCATCTACCCACGTTTGAGGGTAGCGGGCAAAGCGTGTCCTACTATATGAAACCAGCATACCGTTGGTTAGGTTGGGGCATAAAAGGAAAGCGCGAGACTTATGCATATAACTATTCCAAGAAACTAGTTCTCTCATAATGTTAAATAAAATCAAACAAAAACTCCTAGGTACGGTAAAAAGTATGCTTCCAAACACAGGCATCAAAGTTACATCTGGAGGTGTGAATCTCCCATTCATCCCATTTAATGTTCCCAAGGCACAGCATACAACAGTTGTTGCTCCACAGTATCTAAAACATGATGAGTGGTTTGGACCAGCAACTCTCTCTGATGAGAATAAAGATTATATGGAGAGAGAATATCAAGCATTTAAAGATGAGGCACACAAGTATTATGGCACTGGTGAATCTAAAACAATTCATCAAGACATGTATGAGCTTGCAACTCGATCCAAAGGGACTACAATACAGTTGAATCACATCGGTGGATCGGAGAACTCTCATGAACGATGACTGGCGATATAGTCCAGAGAAAATGAAACTACGTGAGGAGGTCTTACAAATCCTTCTTAAGAAGTACGGCGGACAGATGGATGGAGTAGTTCCTAAATACTCCAGTCAATCCATCTTTGAGTGTGCTCATGATTGGGTCTCTCAAGGTCACATGACTTCATTTGGAGTGACAAAATATTTTGAGGTATACTATGCAGAAAGTAATTAATGTTTTAGCAGTATTATCATTCCTAGGATCGGCGAGTATTATTGGTGGCGGGGCGTATGTTTACGTTTCTAGGGATAAGATTATAGATAATGTAAAAGAAAGAGTGTCTAAGGCAGCAGCAGAAGCGATTGCTGGGGCACTTCCAGACTTGCTTGATGCTGCTACACCAGAACTGCCTACAATGACGGGTGGAGTCTCTCTAACACCTGAACTACCTACAATGACCGGAGGCGTCACTTTACCATGATTAAATTTATTCTTGCTGGTCTTCTTCTCGGTGCTGCTCATGGAATGACTGTACCAGTTCGTAGTGAACCCACAAAGGGTTACTACACTATGGATGCCATGGGATGTATGTTACTCAGGGAATGCACAGATGGAGTCACAAAGATCAATAATCTTTTGGATATTTCTAGTGAGTATTCCAATACTGATGATTTTTATTCTGTTTCTAATGAGTTCAATCGAATGCTCTCTTCCCTTAGCAGGATCGGAGTTGGGGTGTTTTTAGCAGACGAAAAATATTTTCCTGTGGGTCATCGTGGTGTTTATCATACTGTAGGAAATAATTTCTTTCTTAACAGAAGATTTATGAATCGCCCCCACGTACTGATGAGCGTTATGCGTCATGAAGGATGGCATGCTGCACAAGACTGCATGGCAGGAAGTATCAAGAATAATATGATTGCTATTATTCACAATGAAGAGGATGTCCCTGAAATGTGGCAAGAAATGGCAAGGAGAACCTACAAGGATATGCCTCATGCCATCCCCTGGGAGAAAGAAGCATTTTGGGCAGGGCATACAAAAGATATGACTTTAGATGCACTCGAATCTTGTGCCTTGGGTACGATGTGGACTGACTATGAGCCAACACCTAAGACACGGGAATGGTTGGTCGAAAACAATTATCTCCCTAAATAATAACATTCAATACAAATTGAAGCACAGCCAAGGCAGGCTTCTTGACAAACCTTCTTCAGTCTCGTAATGTAGAAGTCTGTTATTGGATAACAACAATTTTCAAATGACACATTTAACAAGGGATGTGTTAATCAAGTCCATAGTTGCTGCGGAAATGAAAGGCATCGATGGAAATGATTACATCCAATCCTTAAAGAATGCGTATCAAAAATGGCAACACGAATCAAGCGATAGTCTTTGTAGAAAATTTAATAATCTTAGACATACACAAATCTCTGTAGAACAACTTGAATCATAAATAAAGTTGCCTTATTTCTTTTCATATGGAATCGACTCCTGTTAAGAAAGAGGGAACCAAATCGAATAAGTTTGACTGGGCAGATGAGGGATTGTCTGCTTTGGTGCGCGTCGTTATTCTTTCGTGGTCTGCAGCAATTCTCACTTTAAATTATGTGACTATTCCTGGTGTTCCTCAGAAAAATATCGATCCGACTTTTATAGCCAGCGTCTTCACCGGAACTTTAGCTACTTTCGGGGTTGTTCCAGCTAAAAAAGATAAAAAAGAAGAAGAGAAGAAAGAGGAAACCAAAAAAGAAAAAGTTTGAGGTCTAAGTCATGGCTAACCCATTCAAGTGGTGTGCTTTAGGAATAGGTGGTGTGGTTGCTATAGCACATATCGGTGTGCTGGGGCATCTCATGAACTATCAGATGAAGACGACAGAGAAGTATGCTGATCGTCCACAGTTCCCTGCCATCAACCTCCCCACTGGACCTTACTCATCTTACAAGGCTGAGGTTGGAACAGACGCATACCGAACTGACTCGAACGCAAATGACCCTAAGGTACTGACCACAACTAAGTCATCTGCGGTTGACTTAGAGCACGACGAAAAGGGAATGTGTG